TCATCCGACACACTCGACAAGTTATTCACAAGCCACAACCCGAAACCGACAACTAGAGGAATGGCAACGCAACAACAAATCGCTCGTCAGTTTCAGCGAGAACTTGAGGCAAAACGTGAAGGTGAAGCCCGCCTACGGGAACGTACCAAGGTGGCCGAAGAACGCAATTATGCTTCTTCTACGGTTTATGGGCAGGCCTTCATCCGTGATGGATTACTTGCCATCACTAAGGAAATTGAACTAAAGCTGTCTCGTATCACATCAGGGTGGGCCACTGAAAATGCAATAGCTGTAACGGCTATTAAACACGCTTCACCAGCAACGTTGGCGCTGATCACTGCCAAGGGGATGTTGGATCAACTTGGGTACACGCATGGATCTAAAAAGATTCGGTACGTGAGTGTGTGTCAGCATGTTGGGAAACTGGTTAGGGATGAAATCATCATTGACGCCTTTGAAAAAGCCTGCCCGGATGCGTACAATTTGGTGGTCCACTTTCAAGCCCAACATAAGGGCTACCGCAATAAGGTGGCTAGTATGCGGGCCAAGATGCGGCAAGTAGAGCACAGCATCACTAAGTGGACACCAACGCAGGCGCACCTGGTTGGAGGGTGGTTGGTTGATCGATTGATTACGGCTACTGGGTGGTTCACCTGCTATCAGTGGCTATCCCCTCAGAGCAGTCACGGCAAGCTTGCAAAGGGCACCAACTGCATTGCCCCTACCCCTGAGTTTATAGAGGCCCGCACAGCCCTGCTGGAACGTGCTGAGGCCTTCGCTATTTGCAAATGGCCCATGCTCTGTGAACCCAATGATTGGTCGGACAAGCAACGGGGTGGGTACCTTACGGGTGAGCTCAGGCAAGCGGACCGTATGGTTCGAGGGTATCGATCCGAAAAAGGTTGCACCCTAATGCTGGACGGCACCTCCGCCCTCCAGATGCTGAACACCCTACAGAAGGTTCCTTATAGAATCAATCCCTCTATAATAGCTATAGCTAATACCTTAGCTGAAAAGAGAATCACTGTTAAAAGCTTTAAGCAATTAGAGCCTGAACAACCACCAACTAAGCCTGATTGGGAAACAGCTTCTGATGAGTCTAAACTTGAGTACAAGAAACTAAGAACCACAATAGAAGATAACAATGCTTCTATTGCGCAGCTTAACTACCGCACTACTGAAACTCTTTATGTAGCTAACAAGTACATCAATGAAACAAGTTTCTGGATTCCTTGGTCATTTGACTTTAGGGGAAGGGTTTATCCACTCACCACAAGCCTCACACCACAAGGAACAGACTTTGACAAGAGTCTATTTCTGTTTGCTGAACCTGGATCATGTGATCCGTATTGGTTAGCCTTTCAGGTAGCTACTACCTATGGGCTTGACAAGGAAACAATGGACAACCGACAAGCATGGGTAGCTACCAACCATGATTTGATTTCTCGTATTGCCACCGACCCTCTTGGTAATCTCCAAGAATGGTTGCTTGCTGAGGAGCCCTGGTGCTTCCTAGCTGCATGCGTCGAATACAACGACTGCGTAATCGAGAAAACAAGATCCACCTCTGGACTTCCTGTGTCGGTTGATGCCACCTGTTCAGGCCTCCAGCATCTCAGTGCCCTTACGAGGGACAAGTCTGCTGCTGAAATGGTCAACGTGGTCCCAACCTCTAAACCTACGGATGCCTATGCTGTGGTGGCGGAGAAGGCAAAGGAATTCCTTCCTGAAACCTATCACTCGCTGCTTAACCGCAAGGTAACCAAACGCACCGTTATGACAACCCCTTATGGGGTAACCATCAACAGTGCTAGGGGTTACATCAGAGCAGAACTGCCTAAGGAGCTTCCAGACGGCTCTCCATTGGAGCTAAGGCTGGTTGTTAAGGCAATCTTCCAACAAGCAATCCCAGCGGTCATCCCAGGGCCCATACGGGCTATGGGGTACATCCAACGGGCTTCGCTCGCTCACCTTGACAGTGGAGCTGCTCACGTCAAATGGGTCACCCCCTCGGGGTTCACTGTGATTCAAGACAGCAGGCAACACGAAACAGAAAAGATCAACACCAAACTGCTTGGGTCTCGGGTCGTGACACATGTTCACAAGCCTTGGCATGAACTCGTCATCGACCGAGCTGGGCATCGAGGTGGGTCTGCCCCTAATCTGATCCATAGTTTGGATGCTGCTCTTCTCCACCTAGCCTTTGCAGAAAGCGACAAACCCTTTACATTGATCCATGACTGCTTACTTATGCGGTCATGTGATATGCCTTGGGCCAACACCCGCATCCGTGAAGTCTTTGTTGGGATGTATAGCAAGCCTATCCTTCGGGACTGGGCCTCTCAACTAAACGTGGGTTTTGATGACAATGTTATGATTGGCACCTTGGACATTCAAGAAGCCACCAACTCCACCTATTTCTTTTGCTAATGAGTACTCCCATTGACGACGCCATTCAAATTACTGGATGGGACCCCGAAGTTGTTGAAAGCCTTTATGCTGAATACAGTGAGGGTACCGACAATGCTAATGATTTCCTTGCCTTTATTGCTGATGAGGTTGGCGCCTGCGCCTTTATCATCGCAGCCAGTGCTGGCATGAACCTTGACCAATGCCTTGCTGCATTTGAGCATGGTGTTGAAGCAGTTCTTGATGATGAGTTTGACATCGACAGCGCACTCCAAAGCATAGATGAAGCGGCCATTCCCATTGAGGAGTGATCGCTCACATCTAACCACCCTTACACGCAACCAATGACTGACGGACGTTTCATCTTTACCACGACTTTGGAGGGCTTTATCAATGCCCTTAAACCGTCTGGAAAGTTCAACAACTGCTCCATCTCCTTTAAGATTCCCTTTGACCTGATTCAAGAGTTTGAAGAGCAGCATGAAAAGTGTCTTGCTTGGGGGGCTAACAAGCTCAACAACAAGCGCCACGAAAAAGCTCTACCAAAATGGGATGAAGAAGGTACGGTTAAGTTCTCCTATGGTGGAGACTCTAATCACCCTATGTTCCCCTGGGTAGACACAGATGGGGCACCGATTGACTTGGACACTCCCATTTGGAAGGGCACAGTAGTTAGGCTGATCATCGACCTCAAACCCTACGTCTACAGCAACAAGGCTGGTTCATCCCTTAAGGTTAAGGGGGCACAGGTCATCAAGCTGGTCTCCAGTGGGGGTGGCATTGATGCCGGTGACCTTGAAACCGAAGATGTTGCGGCGCTCTTTGGAAAGTCGGAAGGCTTTAAATCCAGCAGCCCTAACTACAAACCACCTCAAGACACCGAGCTTGAGGATGATGAGGATAGCGACACCCTACAAGACTGGGGCTCTATTCCCTTCTAATGCCAAACTACCGGTCCCGGCTTGAAGAAAGGCTGGCCCGGTGGCTGGAACTTAACGATCACCCCTTTGAGTATGAAACCCTTAGACTGCCTTACACCCTTGAGTCAGTCTATACCCCAGATTTCATTCTTCCTAATGGGGTGATCATCGAGGCGAAAGGTTGGTTTAAACCTGAAGACCGCCGCAAAATGTTGGCAGTCAAGAAAGCTCACCCTGATCTTGACATACGTCTGGTCTTTCAACAACCACACAACACGTTGTCCAAAACATCCAAAACGACCTACTGTATGTGGGCCGACAAGTACGGATTTCTTTGGGCACCATCTCACAGTATTCCCTCCGAATGGTTCCAGTAGACGACTCCGAATTCGTTTGCCACCAACCCTGCCCCAGCTGCGGGAGTAGTGATGCCAACAGCCTCTATTCAGATGGCCATCAGCATTGCTTCTCCTGCGGCTACCACACAGGCGCTGCCGGTGAGCAAATCACAAGCCTCCACCAACCCACCCGCATCTACATGGACTTCACTGGGGAAATCATCCCCCTCAAGACCAGGGCAATTACAGAAGACACCTGCAAAAAGTTCAACGTTCGTTACGATGCCTCATCACGAAGCATCCGATTCCCCTACTACACACAGGCTGGCCAACTGGTCGCCTTTAAAAGCAGGGACTCCGACAAGGACTTCAAATGGACAGGCAAAAACGAAGACCACACCCTCTTTGGACAGCAGCTCTGGGGACAAGGAAAGTCTGTTGTTGTTACTGAAGGTGAGCTTGATTGCCTCTCAGTGCATCAGGCCCGCCCTACTTGGCCAGTCGTCAGCCTGCCTAATGGTGCTCAAGCTGCCAAGAAAGCCCTCCAGCATCAGCTGAAATGGCTCATGGGCTTTGATGAGGTTGTCCTGCTGTTCGACAATGATGATGCTGGTCAGATGGCAGCACAAGACTGTGCGACCCTCTTACCTCACGATAAACTTTTCATTGCAATTACATCCCCCTACAACGACGCCAATGAAGCATTGGTCGCACGAGACACCGATGCCATCCGTCAAGCGATC